GGCAGCAAGTCCACAAGGGACTTTTTCGACAACCTTGTAGCCAAAGGCGGCATCGACATCGCATCTTCGTTTGATCCACAAGCCTCGCCAACGCTTGCTGGCGCATGGGAGAAGTACAAGCAGGAGATGGAGCCTTCCTTTTTTGGAGCAATGGCGCGTGGAGCCGAAGAGCAGGTAATCCCTGCACTCGGTGGTATGGCTGGAGCTTTTGTTGGTTCGCCTTTGGGGCTTGCTGGCAGCATTCCTGGAAGTATCGCTGGTGCAGTAGGTGCCGCAGAACTTCAGCAAGAAATCTTCCCGCCAACCGAAGCGGAGTTGGCTCAGCGCCGGTTCGATGAGGCAGTAACCGGCGCCAGTATAGGAAGAACCATTGGGAGTTTTGTGCCGTCACTGGCCACTGGTTACCCGTCACCTTCGCGCATTGCAGGGATTGCTGGACGTGGATCGCCAGCCGCTGTTACAGCGGCGCGTAAAGAGGCGTTGATAGAAGGCGCTGCCAACGCTGGAGCGACGTTTGCAGCAACATACGCAACTCAGGGCAGAATGCCGACACCGCAGGAGATAGCAGAAGGCGCTATCATGGGTGCTATCACGCGCCCAACGAAGTTTGGGACGGCAATGATGATGCCGCGCAAACAACGCACCCAGCTTGCTGGAAGAAGAAGTGCCGAGCAAACGATGCAGGAGTTTGCCGGCGGTAAGGCACCAGCGGAACTGGCCGCGACTGCAATCGAGCAAGGTATCCCAACGTCCCCAGGGGCGACGTTCTTCGCCGGTGAGATTTCAGGCAACGAAGGGCTGCTTGGGTTGCAGGAAGCCTTGGCGACAACCAATGCTGGCCTGCGCAACATCCGCCAGCAAACGCGCGAAGCGGTTGCTTCTGATTTGGGAGCAACGCTCCAGCCGCAGGGAGGCGCCGGTATTGAGGCCGCTCAAGGCGTTATCCAAGCCCAACACGACAAACTTATCAGAGCTGCTGAAGCCGCCAGAGACAGCGCCATTGAAAAAGGCAACCGCGAAGCGATAAGCGCCTTCAACGATGCTCTCTCCGAGTCCAGAAACAACCTTAAGGCAGCCCAGCAGGGGGCGATTGCCGCTGATGCTGCTCTTGAAGCCAGCGCGGCGCGTCTAACGCAGGCCGGTCAGCAGTTTGCTCAAGCGCAGAGAGGACGGTCTCGGTCGGACTCAAGCAAAACCGTTGAAGAGGTGCTGCTGAGAAACGCTAAGGAGGAAAAGGCGCTGCACGATGAGGCGTATGCAAAAGCTCGCGAGGAGGCCGGTGATCTTGTCGTTGACTACACGAACACCATCGAGGCACTAAAACGTGTTCAGAAGGAGGCTGGAAAGCGAGGACAGATTCCAGACTACCTCTCGAAGATGATTCGAGATTTGATTAGGAAACCGGACAAAAACAGGGTCAACAGGGTTGAGGACATTGATTCCGATTACCGGAACATTTCTGGAGAACTCTCGGACACCGACAACCGAACCTATCAACGCTGGCTGGGGATGGTGAAAGATTCGCTTAAGGCAGACCTAGAAACTGCCGGTAACGCTTCTCCGTTGTTTGCGAGGGCCAACAGGCTGTTTTTTGATTACGCACGCAAGTACATCGACGGTCCTGCTTCAGGTGTTGTTACGAGCGCGGCCAACAAAAAGACATCTGCAAGCAAGACAATCGACGCGTACACGTCCGACCTTGAATCCTTAATGCAGCTTAAGGAGTCAGTCAAAGGAGACCCCGCTGCGCAGCAGGCCATCGACAACTGGTTTGTTGACAAGTTCTCCGAAGAAGTTGGGTCTGCGCCGACTGTCAAGAGCATGGAAAACTGGGCCATGCAAGGGAAGAACAGGGAGTTTTCCAGAGTGTTTCCATCTGCAAGGGCTGCTGTCGATAAAGCTCAATCGGACATTCGTACAGCGGAAGCTGGCGTTGAGCGTGCGCAGCAAGAGAAAACACTTGCCAGCGAACTTGCCGCCGAGGCAAAAGCTGAACTTGCTGCAAAAGAAGTCGGCGCAAAACAGCGCGAAACGGTTATTGAAAGAGAGAAGAGGCAACAGGCCAAGGAAGCGTTCAAGAACGAGCAGGAGCGCATCCAAGGCATGGCTGTGAACAAGATTCTCGGCAAGGACGCTAAAATGGCTTTAACCAGCATTTTCAAGTCCGACGACCCTGTTGGAATGACCTCTGAAATCATGGCGACTCTGCGTGGCAACAAGCAGGCTGAAGAAGGGTTCAAGAATGCGCTTAGCAGCTATCTCAATGAAAATCTGCGGAGCAATTCACGGGTTGAGACAACGCTCAACAAAGCGGAGCCGGTAAAGCCAGACGAGTTTGCTGCCCTTTTCGGAAAGCTGAACGACTTCCTTATTGAGGGATTAAGAGAGCGAGCCGTGCTGGAGAAGGTGTACGGCAAAAATTCCAAGGAGATGAAAGCCTTGGACATCATTCGCAAGCAGTACGAACTGCTCGCTCGTCCGACAAGAACGACCCAAGGCCAATCCCAGACAGCTCTCAGAACCTCGATTGGCAGCAATCTCTCCGACATAAACAAGAACAACTCACTCGGGGCGCTGCAACGCATCGCTGCTGGTCTTGATGAGAAAGTCGGAGCTGGGGCAAGGTTCTTCACCGCTGTTTCGTCGCTGCTTCGATTCGCTTCAAAAGGAGACCCGTCTAAAGTTGCTTTGAACATCCTTGTTGAAGCGCAAACCAACCCGAAATTAGCCGCTGAGCTTCTCAGGGGCCAAACACCTGATAGTATCAAGAAACTACGCCCCTACGCTAAGTTCTACGGCCAGAAACAATCCGAAAAGGAGGAAAAGTAACACACCATGCCATACATCATCGAGTCACCTTTCCCGTCGTTCAACGACACCGACGGCTCTCCGCTTAACAACGGTTACGTCTACGTTGGCTCCGCCAACCTGAACCCTGTCACGGACCCGATACCGGTCTACTGGGACGCGGCCCTCACCCAGCCGGCCGCACAGCCCATCCGGACCATCAACGGCTACCTCTCGCGTAACGGTTCCCCAGGGCGCATCTACACGAGCTTCATCACCTACTCCTTCCGTGTTACCAACAACAAGGGCGAGCAGGTGTTCTCAGACCTCAACTACACCGACCCGACTTCCAGCGCCGGTAGCACCTACCAGCAGGTCATCACGGCGATTGCAGGACAGACAGTGTTCAACTTGAGCCGCACCTACATCCCTGGGACCAACAACCTATTTGTCTACCGCAACGGTCTTCGCCTCATCGTTGGCCAAGACTACAGCGAGACCGGCTACAGCCAAGTCACGCTGACGGCTGGGGCCGCTAACGGGGACGAGTTCGTGTTCGACATCGGCTACAACTACGACAGCGCAGCCAGCGTTGACGCGCAGGACGTCACCTACAAGCTGCCTGCGGTTGACTCGGTGTTCACCAACGTCGAAGCAAAGCTGGCGGAGACCGTCAGCGTGAAGGACTTCGGTGCGGTCGGGGATGGTGTCACGGACGACACGGCGGCGTTTACCGCAGCAGCAGCCTACGGCTCACCAGTGCAGGTTTCTGTTCCTGTTGGCACCTACCTGCTCAACTCTTCTCCGGTGGCGTCCTCGAGCGTTTCTTGGCTTGTCGATAGCGGCACCACATTCACCGGTGCAGGGAGCCTGACAGCTTCAGGAGCAAAGTATCTGCCATTGGTGAATATCGGCGCATTTGTAACTGTCACGCAGTTCGGCGCGGTCGGGGATGGCACTACGGACGACACGGCGGCGATTCAGGCTGCTATTGACTCTCTGGGGACAGCTGGTGGAACCGTAATGATTCCAAACAGCATGATGTGTGTTTTGGACTCCACATTGGTTGTAAAACCAAATGTAAGTATCAAAGGGCCAAATATATACGTTGGCAGCCCAAAAGACAATTCGTCTGCAAACTACAGTCTTGTTGGTGGATCGCTTATTTTGAGCGGAACACAAACGATTACAATGAAAGGCGGTTCATCTTTGTCTGGACTGTTAATTTACAGGAAGGGAATGACGTTTCCGCAGACAAGCGTGGCAGGGTGGACAGGAACGGCCATAACAGCAGATGGAGATGATGTTGCGGTAGAAAACTCCATGATTCTTGGTTTCAATAAGGGCTTTTATTCATACGGATTCCAGCGTGCAAGGCTAACCAGCCTTTACATGGACAACATCAATGGGATTGAAATCGCAGCGTGTTACGATATTGCCTATCTTTTTCAGTGTCACTGCTGGCCATTTGCAACCATTTCTGCGGGAAGCCCAATTTTAATTCGGTCTGGGAATGCGTACTATTTCCGCGATGGTGGAGACTGGAATAAAATCACAAATTGTTTTTCGTATGGATATTTTAGAGGACTAACAATATCTGCGTGCAATTCAATTACCGCGCTTGGATGTGGTTTTGATAATGTTCCTGGAGGTCATCCAAATTCCATTGGAATTCAAGTCATAAACGGATGTGAGGACATCAAACTGATTGATTGTCAGACAGCAGCTCAAGCTACCGCTGGAGTCTTCATTGACAACGTGTCTGGTTCAATTCCGCTTTTGACAATCATTCAAAATCACAGTGCATGGGGAGGATCTGCTCACGGCATTTTGATTTACAATGGCGATGCAATAATTAACGGATGTTCCATTCGTGATGTGACAAATGTTGTTAGCGTTACAAGTTCAGCCTCAAGGGTAATTTTTGATGATTCGTGGGTAAAAAATATTACGGGAACAATTGTTAATGCCACAATTCCTACTGCTGATATTTGTTTAGGAAATAACAACATTTACACAAATTTTGGAGGCGATCCAACTGGCAATTTGACACTAAAATCTATTGCGAGTGCTTCTGTTGTCCTACTTGCAAATACAGGATCTCAGTTTTATATCAGTGGAACAACAAACATAGGAACACTGCTTCATGCTTGGGCGGGCCGTGTTGTTACCTTGGTTTTTCAAGGCGCATTAACAGTATTGGCGGCAGGAACTGGAGTTGGATCAATCAGGCTAAACAACAACGCAAATTTCACAACTCAAACTGGAAGCACATTGACACTGCTAGGAGTTGGAGGTGAATCGTGGATTGAGATAGGCCGATCGCTATAATCAAATTGCACGCAGTCAACATCATTAAGCAACATGAACGCCCAACACAACCCTCCGCCAATCGACATCGAGCTTCTTTGGTTCGACCCACGCAGCTAACACAACAAACAGATACCCTATGAGCAGCAAAGCATTTCAGAACGCAGACAAGCTGAACGTCGGGACGATTCAGCAGTTTGAAAACATACCGTTGGTTGTCACTGTAAAGCAGTTCGGTGCCGTTGGAGACGGTACTACAGACGACACCGCAGCCATTCAAGCGGCGATTAATTACGTTGCTTCGCTTCCAAGAGGCGGAAGCGTTTACTATCCTTCAGGAAGGTATCTGGTAACCTCCCCGCTCACGGTTCAGACGCCTTACGTCAACCAGCGTGGTGACGGAATCTTCTCTTCGCTGATTGTCACAAACACTGATATCAACACGATGATTATCGGGTCAAACCCGATTGAGTCTCTTGAAGGAGTCGATGTTGTTGGGATTGGATTTTACCATTCCAATGCCGTTGGGAAAACCAAGCCGCATCTCACGCTTATCTCTGTTGAGCAATCTGTTTTCAACGTGTGGATTAGCAATGGTCGATACGGGATTGCGACCTACGGCGGTCAGGGAATCACATTTGACCGTGTTTTCGCCCCAGGCAACTACGTTTCAGGCTCACCCACTTTGAACTCTGCTGAAGGCATCATGCTTCGGTCGGCATCAGAAGCGGTTGGGTACACCTTGGGAGCAACGGCAGTTGACTTGCCCACTGAGGTAAACTTCAACAGCATTTACATCAACGGCCCTTCAATGGCTGGGTGGCAGTACGGTGTTTCAATCTACGCTGGAGAACACATCACGTTCTCTGGCGACTTCTACGTTGGGCAGTCAACGGTCAACAATGTCCACATCGAACAGCAAGCTACGAACAAGCTCATTCTTGAGGTGAAACTTGAGAAGGGTGGATACATTGACGCCGCTGGAACGGCTGGTATTTGGATTGGTGGCCCTTCTGGGAACGGAAGTCAGTACATTGGATCGGTCAGCATCGCTTGCGACGTAAAAGGACAGAGCGGAGACGGTCTAAAGGGCATCTACGTCGACGGAACTTCACGAGGAGGTAGTTTCCCTCAAGCTGTTCGCAACCTGTCTTTAACGGGCAACGTGAGCGGTTTTAGAGGCAATGGCATTGAGATTGGCGGAGGCGTGAATATTGACATCACTGGGGTCAAGGCTTGGGGCAACTCTTTCCTTGCCGCAAACCAAGGCTCGGGCCTTGTGCTTGGCCCAAGTGTAACCGTGTGCAATGTTACCGGAGGGCATTTTGGAGGCGGCACATACGGAGATGGCACGGGCAACCAAACATACGGCATCAGCGTGGACAATGCTGCCTTTCGCGTGACGCTCAATGGCGTTGACTTGAGAGGGAACCAAGCCGCCTTAAACTGGACCAACAATGCTGACACTCGGCAAAACCAAGTGTTCAACTGCGCTGGATTTAACGGTGGAAGAGCTGCCGCCGCTCCGTCCATGGCAGCTTCAGCTACCAACTACACAAATCCCTTTGGGTCTCCTGCTGCTGTGCTCATATTCGGAGGCACCGTTTCTTCGATAAAGCTCAACGGAACGCAGATGTTTTCAACGACCGTCAACGCTCCCATACCTGTTGGAATAAACGATGTGCTGAATGTGACATACACAGTCGCGCCATCGTGGGTATGGTGGCCTCAGTAACCAACCCCATGCACCACCTAGCCCACCCACTCATCGCAACACACACACACCCATGAAATACATCCTCGCTCGTTTAATGGAGCCGTCCACATGGCGCGGCATTATCAGCCTGCTCACGGTCTTTGGAGTTCGTATTGCGCCCGACCAAGCAGACGCTATCCTCACCGCCGGTGTGAGCGTGTACTCCGCCATTAACATCTTCAGAAAGGAAAAGCCGTAAATGGACAAGATGGTCGATGCCATTATTTCACAGGGGCCGCTTGCAGCGGCCATGGGTATCGCCATCTGGTGGCTGGCCAGCAAGATAAAGGACTGCGAGATTGACCGATCGAAGCTGTGGGAAAAGGTTTCGGAGCTGGCGGAACGCGTTGGAGGCGAGCGGCACTGACATGAAACTCTCTGACGCAGGGCTAAAACTCATCCTCGACTTTGAGGTGGGCGGCGGTGAGGAGTACTACCGCAAGTTCCTTCAGAGTCCGACATGGCCTGGGGAGCAAAGCGGAGTGACCATCGGTATTGGCTACGACTTGGGCTACACGACGCCGCAACAGTTCCAAGAGGCGTGGGAGGAACTTCTCCCCGAATCTGACTACCTTGCGCTCACCGCCGCCCTAGGAGTCAAAGCCAAGGCTGCCCGCGAGCTTCTGCACGCTTCTCCAGCCATGCGAAGCATTGTGATCTTGTGGACGAAAGCCGTTGAGGTCTTCCAGAACAACACGGTGCCGAAGTTCTACCTCCAGATGCTGCGCATCTACCCGCAAGCCGAAGACTTACCGGATGAAGCGCGGGACGCACTTATCTCGCTGGTGTTTAACCGCGGGACGGCGCTATCAGGAGATAGGCGCTCCGAAATGCTTGGAATCCAGAACGCTATGCGTGATAGGCGCTTCTACGACGTACCTGCGCTTATCCGGTCGATGAAGCGGTTGTGGCCTGAAACCAAGGGGTTACAACGTCGGCGTGATGCAGAAGCCGAGTTGTTCGAGAAGGCACTTGAGCCTAAGCGTAAGCGATGAATTCAAGACCTTTGCCTTTAATGGTTGGAAGCATCCCGTTTTCATCGTAAATCCCTGCGCCCTTGGGGATAATCGTGTCCGGCGGCATGGCGCTTCCCATGGTCGCAATCGGGCCTGATTCTGAGTAAACCTTCGGGGCGAGGACAAGCAGCCCCGCTTGAATGCCGTGAACGCCAGTGAAACGCTGAACGAGAATGTCGGAAGAGACAGGTTCCATGCGCTCAAGACGTTGCAAGGAAGCAGCTTGCGACAAAAGGAAAAAAGATGTTGCGATACGCAAAAAATGCGTACATCTTCATCCCCGCCATGAGCTACCAAATCGATGCGAGGCACATGGTCTTCCGGTTCGGGGGAAAGAACCTGCTCTGGAAGAAGTTGGTGTTGGCGGGTGTACTTGTGCAGCCGCGAACAATATCAACATGGATTCGCAGACGGAAAATCCCGCTGGAGAAGTTTGCGGCGCTTGTGGCGCTTGCACACCGCGAAGGCTGGGTGCTTCGACTCGAAGACGTGTGCCATAAACTGAAACGTGAACTAGAAAATGAACCTGAAAAAAATGCGGGAGGAGATAGCCAAACGGCTCACAAAAATCTCCGCCCTTGAAGAAGAAATCCAAACGCTGGAGCAGGCCGTCATGCAAGAGCATGGGGCGAACCTCCAGAACCTGCTAGCAGAGTCGGGCCGTGGATACGGCTCACTCACAACGGAAGTGGACGGCGTAAAGCTGACGTACGAAGTCAAGGCGACCTACCTGTGGGATCAGGGCAAGTTGCAGGCTCTGTACGAGTCGCTGCCACTTGCTGACGCACGGGAACTTGTCACCACCAAGATGTCGGTGTCGTCCAAGACCATCGAGCGCATCGGCAACGAAGACGTGCTGCGGCGCGTTATGGAGGCGCGTACCACCAAGTTCAGCGAACCCCGTATCACCTTCATCAAATGAGCCTGCGCATCATTAAGGCAGACGAGCGCCTCAAGCGCACCTCGGACTGCATTAAGGCGGTTGTGTTCGGCCCTGCCGGTGTTGGTAAGACCTACCAAGCACGCACGCTGGACGCGAAAAGCACCCTGTTCGTTGACCTCGAGGCCGGTACGCTGGCGCTGGGCAAAGACTGGAAGGGCGACTGCCTCGACATTCGCGGTACGTCAAACGAGATGGGCGCTCACCCGTGGGAGCTGGCCAAGGCCATCGCCCTGTGGTTGGGTGGGCCGGACCCTGCTGACGCCAACGGTTCATACTCCAAGTCGGCGTACGAGTCGGTTGTGAAGGCGTTCGGGCCGGCGTCCGGACATGAGCAGTACGAGACGCTCTTCGTTGACTCCATCACCGTCGCATCGAGGATGTGCTTTGCGTGGTGCCAGACACAACCGGACGCGTTCAGCGAGAAGACCGGTAAACCCGACATCCGCGGAGCCTACGGGCTCCTTGGGCGCGAGATGATTCGTTGGGTGACCCAGCTCCAGCACTGCCACAAGAACGTGGTGCTGGTGGGGATTCTGGAGCAGCAGGAGGATGAGCTAAAGAGGAAGTACTGGGACGTTCAAATCGAGGGCTCGAAGACGGGCCGCGAGTTGCCTGGTATCTTTGACCTCGTTCTGACGCTTCAGAACTTCGAGGCAGAGGACAAGTCGCAATACCGCGCCTTCGTCTGCCACCAACAAAACCCGTGGGGCTACCCCGCAAAAGACCGCTCCGGTACGCTGGAGCTTCAAGAACCCGCTGACCTTGGGAAGGTGCTCGCCAAGATCCGCGCAGGTAAACGCATCGACACCGCAAAACACTAAAAACACTAAAAACAAAAATCAAAAGTCATGTTCAATTCACAGTCAACAAACGTTGGGTCAACAGAGATACTCATTCCCAAGGGGACAGTGGGTAAAGCCATCCTTGTGGTGAAGGAGCGCAAGAGCAGCCAGTCAACCGGTGGCGACTACCTCTCCATCGAGCTCGCCATCCAAGGGGGTCAGTACAACAACCGGCGCGTGTTCGGGATGGTTTGCAATCCCTTCGATGAGAACAACAGCGAGGCGTGGCGCCAGATGGGCATCGGAGCCATCACTCGCATTCTTGAGAGCAAGGGCGTCTTCAACTACGAAGACCCTGCCTCGTACGAGCAGTTCAACAGCGGTGATTTCAACCAAATCATCGAGGCGCTCAACGGCGCTGAGGTGGTCATCAAGGTCGGAATCGACAAGGGTAAAGACGGTCGCGCAGACCGTAACTCCATCAGCGACTGGGGTTCACCCAACCCGAGCAGCAACGGGCACAAGCTCTGGAATCAAGCGCATGAGAGTGCGCCTGAGGCGAAAGCACCGGTGCCAGCAGCAAAGACCGCCGCGCCTACGGCGACGGTTGGCAAGAAACCTGCTTGGCTGAAGTAGCACAGTTTGTTTGAGGTTGGGGGGGGCGGGGCAATAATGGTTGTCTCGCACCCCTTTTTTGAGGTAGAACCAGCGGCATTCTCAAGCCGCATGGTGTGCAGGGAGATCCTGCAACGACGCTTTTTCATTTTTGCGTCAGTGAAACAAAGGCACTTACATGATTTTACGACCAAGACAGGCGCAGTTCGTTGACGCCTGTATCGACGCACTGGGCAAGTGCGGCAACACACTAGGAATCGCGCCAACTGGCGCAGGTAAGACGGTCATGGGCAGCGCGATTCTTGCGCCGTTCGTGAAGAAAGCACCGGTACTCGTCATCCAGCACCGCGACGAGCTTGTCACCCAGAACAAAGAGACCTTCAAGCGGTACAACCCGTCGGCCAAGGTTGACGTGTTCAACGCCGAGCGAAAGGCGTGGTCCAGCGGGGCGACCTTCGGGATGGTGCAGACGCTGTGTAGGCCGCTCAACTTGGCAACGATGCCCAGCGGGATGTCGGCGCTCTTCTGTGATGAGTGCCACCACATAGCGGCTGACAGCTACATGAGGATTGTGGAAGCGTTCCGCGAGAAGTCTCCGAAAGGTGTCATCCTTGGACTCACCGCAACTCCGGAGCGCGGGGACAAGCAGGCGCTCACGGCGGTGTTCAACAACGTGGCCGACAAAATCACCGTGGGCGAGCTCATCGCAGCGGGGAACTTGGTTCAGCCGCGCGCGTTCCGGATGGACATCGGGCTCAACGACCAGCTCCAGAACGTGCAGAAGACCGGCGCGGAGTTCGACATGGGCGAAGTCGAGGCCATCATGGACAAGAGGGCCGTTCACTCGGAGATTCTGCGGCACTGGCGCGAGAAGGCATCCGACCGGTCCACCGTGGTGTTCTGCTCGACCATCCAACACGCGCAACACTTGGCTGGGGCATTCCGTGAGGAGGGGATTACCGCCGAGGCCGTCCATTCCGAGATGTCGGACGACGACAACGCCACCATCCTGCGCCGGTTCGACCAAGGGAAAATAAAGGTGCTGCTCAACGTGATGAAGCTGACGGAGGGCTGGGACTGCCAACGTGTGGGGTGCGTTGTTCTGGTGCGCCCGTGTAGCCAGAAGAGCACCATGATCCAGATGATTGGGCGAGGGCTTAGGCCGTGCATCGACGCGAAGCGATACCCTGGCGTGATTAAGAGCGATTGCATCGTGCTGGACTTCGGCGCCTCGCTACTCACGCACGGTGACATCGACGCTGGAGACCGATTGTTCGTGCGACAGAGCGAGACGGGCGAGGCGCCCATGAAGAAATGCCCCGAGTGCGGCATTCAGGTGCCGGCAGCGGTCGGGAGTTGCCCCGTGTGCGGGTACGTCTTCCCCGTGCGGGTCAACGGCGTTGAGACCATCGAGTCCTTCGAGATGTCGGAGATGCAAATCATCGAGATGTCGCCGTTCCGGTGGGAGTCGATGTACAGCGATGCGGTGCGCATGGCAAACGCGCTAACGGCGTGGGGCGCGGTCATCAAGCTGGGGGAGGTGTACAACGCGATTGGCGGCGTCACCGGTGGAGTGGTCACCATCATAACCCGCACCAACTCCAAGGAGCTCGCGCTGGCTCAAGCGGACGACTTCTTGCGGCGAAACGGGGATAGAGCGAACTCGCGCAAAACGCGGTCATGGATTAAGTTGCCACCTACCGACTCGCAGCGTCAGCACATGGCGGATGTACCCATGTTCGGGATGTCACGCTACCGCGCAAGCTGCGTGCTGACATGGAAGTTCAACGAGGCACGCATAAAAAAAGCAATTCTTGGCTAAAGGACTATGGAAACCCAACCGAAAGAGACAGTATGTACTCAAAACTGTGGCGCGAAATCATCCAACCCGTCCTCGACCAGCGCCGTCGATCCGCAGCACTACAAGCAGCACCCAAGTGGTGTAGAGTGTATCGAAATTGCAGAAAACATGGTTTTTCCTTTGGGGAATGCCGTGAAGTACGTTTTCAGGAATCAAATAAAGCACGAAAATCCAACACTTGATTTAAAGAAGGCTTTGTGGTACATCTCCAGATATGTGGAAACTTTATCCATCAAAGCCGGAATACGAGGTATCAATTTTTGGTCAGATAAGACGCGTTTCGAATGGAAGAATAAGAAATCCAGTGAAGATAAAGAGTGGATACATGACGTGTATGTTCTCATCTCCGAGGCAATTACTGTATGTGCATCGAATGGTACTGGAGACATTCGTAGGGCCATGTCCGAGTGGATGCAATGCATCGCATTTGAACGGAAATCGAGAAGACAACCGGTTGGAGAATCTGAAGTGGGAAACTCATCTGGAGAACTGTCGCAGGAAATGGGTTCACGGAACATCTTATCATGGGCGACAAAATCCGATGGCAAAACTTTCGGATGCTCAAGTTCAAGAGATCAGAAATCTTGCAATGAATGGGGTATCCCAAACGAAATTAGCGAAATTATTCTCCGTATCCAGAGCAACAATATACAGAATCTTAAGTATGATATCGTGGCAATATCAAAATATTTAATGATTGAAAAGCCATGCAGTAAGTCACTTGCAATTCTTTATTTATGGAGAGCTCACAAAAGCGAAATTGAAGCTGATAAAATCAAAGAACTAAACAATGCTGCATGGCATATTCAATGCGAAATTTCAACTGCAACAACAACAACAAAATGAAAAACAGACTAGAACAAGAAGCCACTGAGCTTCTGGCACTGACGGAGACGCTGCTTCAGTCGCACCCGAACCGGCGTGCGTTTGAGGCAACATTCAAACGCATCGAGGCAGAAATCATGCGCATCAGAAAGGAGTCCAAATGAGCGGACTTCCAAGTTGGTACGATGGTTGGTTGCAAGATGCGCCAGAGCCGGCCGAGAAGGAGTGCGAGTGCGGTGCGCTCATGGATTGGGTGGACGACCATGATGGCATTGGCCCGTGCGGCAGGTGGGTGTGCGTTGAGTGTGAGCGTGAGAAGGAGGAGAGGCTATGAGCGAGTGGATTTTAGTAAAAGACCGCCTGCCGGAAGTCGGCAAGCAGGTGCTGGTCACCGGCGAGCTTGGTCTGTCCATCAGGACGCGACTGGCTGACTGCGATATGTGGAAGGCAACACACTGGATGGAGATTCCGCCGACGCCAGACCATCTCGGTGAGACCAACGAAAAGGAGGTGCAACCGTGAGCGACGACCAAATCAACGCCGCCATCTCGCAGCTATGCGGGTGGTCCGCGGACTACTGCACCGATTTGAACGCCATGCACGAAGCGGAGAAGACGCTGACGGACGACCAGCGTGAGGTGTTTTACCCTAGAAACCTTGGTGCTTGGCAAAGCCCATTCAACGTCATTTACGCCACCTCACGCCAACGCGCAGAGGCGTTTCTGCGGGTGATGGGCAAATGGGAGGAGGTGGCGAAATGAGCGATGGGCTTCCAGGTTTTATATTTGGTTTAATGTTAATTTTTCTTGCAGCGATGTTTTTTACTGTACGCCAAACGGATAAACTCAAAGAAGATGCGGTTAAACGTGGATTTGCGGAGTGGGTAGTAAGCTCCGCTGGGGAAGCTAAATGGCAATGGAAGGAGGAAGCACGATGACCGACGACCAAATCAACGCCGCCATCGCCGAGGTGTGCGGATGGACTGACATCCATGACAGTGGGCCTTGGCACAATCACAAGCTGTGGGGCTATCCGCCAGAACTCCAGGGACAAGGCGGGAACGCATATAAGTATATGCCAGACTACTGCAAAGACCTCAACGCGATGCACGAGGCGGAGAATGTGCTGACGGATGACCAGTTCAAATGGTACACCTACTGGGTTGAGAAACTGATGCCGGAGACGAAATACCGTTGCTATCTCTGCGCAACCGCTCGCCACCGCGCAGAGGCGTTTGTACGGTCTATGGGTAAGTGGGCAACTGACAAGGATTCCTTGACAGTTCAACCAGTTACCGAGGATTCCTCGGTGGCTGGGAAGGAGGTGCAGCCGTGAGTGAGTACTGCACATCCTGCGGAGTTGCGTGGGAGAACCACTTCGGGCTGGCATACACCTGCCGGTCTTTGAGCGAAGCCGCTGAAGAGCGCGACGAGTACAAGGCGCGGCTAAACACCGCGACCGAAACCATCAAGCGCCTCGAATCCGAGATCGCCGAATGGCAGCTAGCCAGCGGCGTTGAGGGCCCTCTATTCTTGAAACATGAAACTGCTGGCAACCCTGTTCGCAGCCATAGCCATAGCTGACACCGTGAAACTCTACCAACAGGAGGACAAAGCCTCTGTAACCGCGTATCTGCTGGTGTTGCTCTTGGCAATCTTCGGCATCTTCTACGCCCTTAAGAACGACGATGAGCATCTTTAAGCCAGAGACCAAGAAGGTCATCGGAAACGAGCCAGCACAAGCCGCTATCGCAGCCGTCATCGACGGCGCGATTTTGGCGCGTCAGGCAAACCAAGAGAAGCGGGACTATCTCGGTGCTTCGCGCTGGGGAGAGGCGTGTGAGCGCAGGCTCCGGTACGAGTACGAACACGCTCCCGAGGACGAAGGCGCCGGCTTCCCACCGGAGGTGCTGCGCATCTTCGACATGGGGCATGACGGCGAAGACCGCATGGCGAAGTACATCCGCGCTGCTGGCTTCGACCTGCTCACCGAGAAGAGCGACGGTAAACAGTTCGGCTTCCGCGCTGCTGACGGTCGCCTCGGTGGACACATCGACGGCATCATCGCCGGCGGACCCATCATCACCGGTGTTGAGTACCCGCTCCTTTGGGAGAACAAGGCGCTCAACGATAAAAGCTGGAACGACACCAAGAACAAGGGCGTGAAGGCATCAAAGCCGGTGTACTACGCCCAGATGCAAATCTACTGCGCGTACCTCGACATCCCCGCAGGCGGGATGTTCACGGCGCTGAACCGCGACACCGGTGAGGTGCTTGTTGAGCTTGTGCCCTTTGATGCGCTAGCAGCCCAAGAAGCCTCGGATCGCGCGGTGCGCGTCATCGAAGCTCAATCTCCCAAGGAACTCCCGCGCCTCGGCAAAGACCGCACCGACTTTCGGTGCAAGTTCTGCTCGTTCAAGAACACCTGTTGGGAGGACGCTCCCACTCAGGCCACCAATACCACGAAGCCGTTCTGGCTGAAGTAAGACAGACTACTACCCCAAACAAAATGCAGCCATTGACAGACCGTCGTGGCTTGGTTGACCTACACCAAGCCCAAGAGCATCTTCGCCTCATATTCGGAGAGCGAGACTGGAAGGAGAACGAGTTCATCTGCGTTCGCGGTATCGGAGAGAAGGGCACCGAGCAAGAAGGCGTCTTCCGTGAGGACATCTTCGTTGAGCCAGCCAAGGAGGGCTTCGCCCCCGTGCTATCAGCCACCGAGCGGTGGGCGCAGTACAACGTGGCGACCTTCGTTGTCCCAGGCATCTTAAGCGATAGGAGGGCAACAAGCGCCAACGTGGCGCGGATGCGCTCGCTAGTCGCAGACCTTGATGCGGGGGACACTGATGCCAAGATGCGCGAGCTCACCGAACAGTTGGGTGAGCCGTCGCTGGTGGTGTGCTCCGGTGGGACAACCGACGAAGGCACGCCGAAGCGGCACGTCTGGTACGCGCTGGATGATGAAGTGCCCGTGGAGCAGGCCATCCGGATGCGGGACGCTCTTGCCAAGGTCTCAGGCGGTGACTCCGCCATGGGACTCGGGGTGGACTCAAACCCGTACGGCCGCGCCCACCAACCAATCCGACTCGCCGGCAGCGTCCACGCCAAGCAGGGCAGGCCCGTGCAGACCGTCATCGAGTGGCAGTCCGAGAGTGTGTACAACGCGGGAGCTCTGGGGGAGCGGCTGCGCACGTTGCTGCCGGCGGGAGAGGCCATGGTTCCGGAAGCAGGGTTGTTTGGAGTCGGCAGTGGGAACGTGCTCCGTCAGGAGCCGGCGTTCCAGCGGGACGTGTTCGAGGGGGGCGCCGGCGGGGAGACTCGGTGGGATGCGTTCAACTCGGTGGCTGGTGCGAATCTCGGGATGGTTCGGCGGGGCGTCATCACGATGGACGAGGCACGCGAGCAAACGCGGGGATGGATGCTGCAACGAATGCACCCAGCGTGGACGGACGCACGATTTGCTTCGGAGTGGCAGGGACTCGTCAACGCGGACATCCGCCGCAACGGAAAGCCAGATGCACCGGCGTCGGCTCCGTCCCCCGTGCGCCAGCTCCCGCAGAGTTCGCCAACGGAGTCGTGGTTCTCCGCATGGGAAGCGCACCGGTGGATCAAGTACCCCAAGCCCGAGCACACCTACCTTGTTGAGGCGCTTGTCGTCAAAGGCGAGCCGCATCTGTTCATCGCCGAGGGAGGAGCGGGGAAAACTGGCCTAATCGCCGATTTAGCGTTGAAAGTGGCCGCTTATCCCGAGTTCGGCGGGGATTTGGACTGGTGTGGGCAGCGAATCACCAACGGCGGAACCGCTGTTCTGCTCTTGTGCGAAGACAGCCAGACCGAGATGCACCGGCGTATCTTGGAGATTGACCAAGGCGGGCTCATCGCAAAGGCCGGTCGGCGCCTTGTCGTCATACCGCTCTCAGCAGTTGGTGGGGCGTTCCCGCTTGTTGAGCGCGACCCCAAGAGCGGGGCACCGGTGGCGTCTTCAAAGTGGGAGGCTGTCATCACTGAGCTCAAGCGAGTGCCTGACCTCTGCCTTGTGTGCGTAGACACCTTCAACGCGGTCTCCCACGGGGATGAGAACAACGCGCTGGCTGTTGCGGAAATGATGCGCGAGGCAGGGCGCGTGTGCGGGGAACTTCGGGCGGCGCTTATGATAACGCACCACATCCGAAAGCCTGGGGCCGAGCCCATCCGCACGCTCAAGGACATGAAGAACTCGATCCGTGGGAGCAGCGCCATACCGTCGTACTTCCGCATCAACTTGGGGTTCTGGCACGCCACCGATTACGAGCGCCGCATGAAGGGCATGGGCCTCGCGCCGCGTGTAGACTCCTGTTACCGGTTCGGGGTGCTTAAGGCGAATATCTCGGGCCTCATGCGCGGCGAGCGCACACTGCTTCGGGACGCCAACGGACTGCTTCAGGACGTCACCAAGGTGGACGTCTACAGCGCCATCAACGTGACCGAGCGTCTTGCGTGGCTGGTGCTGGCTGTGCGAGAAGCAGCAGGGAACCTGCACCCGTACACGCTGGGGAACAAGAACGCAGCCAACGGGCTCTACAAGCGCCGGTCTGAACTTCCACCGGTACTGCGGGCAGTTGGTGCGAGCGAGTTCGGGCACCTCATCGAGGAGGGCCTCCAGAAGGAGCTTATCGTCTCCTGCGCGGTCAAGGGCTCAAAGTCGAAGAGCTACCTTGATGTCCCAGGCGGGGTGCTGGCGGGGGATGAAACCGGTGCCACCATCCAAGCTGGAGCGTACTCATCCCTACCGGACTGGAACGAGTACGTCTTCGATGCGGAGACCGGCACCTGCGTAGGCAAGGCCGGTCGGGCCGCATGGGGGGCTACCTTCTCATCCACGGGGGCGCAGGCTTTTGATCAGCCGCATCCACAGGATGAATCGCCGGTGCTGCCTGAGGAGCCACCGGCGTCCCTGCCTGCAATGCGCTCTCGATTCGCTCAAGGCGAGCGCATAGGTCTCCCGAGAGCCGCTCGACCATCTTCTCAAGATGACGAATAGTCTCATCGCGGCTTGCCAACGTCTTTTGAACGGCTGTGTTCGCCTCGAGCGCAGCCTTCAAATCTGCCTTAATGTGGTCGGCCTCGGTGGTGACTTCAGCGGCTTTTGCACGCTTCTTTGCACGCCATTCACGGTAGTATTCTGCTCTCATTGTAAGTTGCTGTTTTTTAGTTGGTTGTTACTGTTGCACAAAACGCGCAGATTCATGTTTGCAAAGTTCGCAAAGTTTGTGAAGCGTTTTTTACAGAGTATTTTGCGCGAGAGGTGCGCACTGTTGCGCGAGAAAATCAAAAGCTCAAAAAACGGCCTAAAAAACAGCCCAAAAACGGCCCTTGTAAGTCGTTCATGTTCAATGGGGAACAACTTGCACAACACTAGTGCAAGAAAGTTCGCAAAGTTCGCAAGCATTGTGCCATGCCATTTTACAGAGATTTTGCGCCACTTTCGCACGACACTTTGCGCGATTGCGCAACAAAAATTTTTTCGCGTTGGAAAAAACAGTGAAAAAGGACGCTACGTAAGTGCTTGAAAACCGTATGATTTGCGAAAGAAAACCGATGTTTGAGGACATGAGCCCTTATATAGAGAGTAGCGTACTCATCGCTTACGCTCTTCCTACTATCCCCTCTCTCTTCTCTCAGTCTAACGCGTTGCTTGCCTGAGAGGAGAGGGGATACTGCTTCGCAGGCTGCCTTCCTCTATATTGACCGTTGATGACCTTGTTTTTTTCTCGTTGTGTTTGCTGACCGTTTTATCCCGCCGCGCCGCTCGCATTGTATACAATCCCGATAGACTTTTATGACGTTCACTTTCTTCGTTTCCGGTACTCCTCGCCCACAGCCAAGACCGCGCTTTGTGCGTGGGAGAGCGGTGTCCACCTTGGATGCGGGCTCGAGTGCGTGGAAGGGGCTGTTGCGCTCGTCTGCGGGGGTTGTTTTAAGCAAGGCCGGCAAGACGGCTGAGGCGCTTGGGCTGAATGAGGCGATTTCGATGGAGCTGACCTTCCACTTTGCGACCAAGGAGGAGGCGCGTCACGGTCAGCCGCACACGCACAAACCGGATGCGGACAACCTGGCGAAGCTGGTGATGGACGCGCTGGTTGATGGCGGTATGTGGGTGGGGGATGACAGCCGCGTAGCGGATTTGACTGTTCGCAAGCGTTGGTGCGAGGCCGGCAGCGAGGGAGTCGCGGTGAGCATCTACGTTGACGCGCCGGCGGAGGAGAAGGCACCGGAGTGGCTTTTGTGATTGGTGAAAGATTTTGCTAAAGGGCGGAGAGGAAGTGGCCGAAAGAAGAGCTTATGAACCTGATGAAGATAAACCCAGATGAGATACGCTCCATTGTGGGCAAGTTAGTGGCGCAGGGCAGAGCGGTTGTGCCGCCTGAGAAGCCCAAGCGCGGCAAGTACAGCGGACGCACCGGTGAGCAGAACAAGCTGCGGGTCATCGCGTGTGACCAGTGCGGCACGAAGTTTATGAAGCAGTGCGCGGTGCACCTCAGGTGCAGCAAGGCGTGTTCACGCAAGGCCAACATCGAGAGCGTGCGCGTGTGGTTTGTTGCGCGAGGTCTGCGCGGCAAGCCGCTGGCGGATTATCCGTGCGATAACTGCGGCACGGTGTTCAAGAAGCTGAATGCGGGTCACCGGTTTTGCGGCCAAAAGTGCCGCGAGATCGGCAAGAAAATCAGAAAGGCAATGAAGTAAACCAACCAACCAACAACAACACACCATGGTCACACCAAATAACGACGAGCAGAACGAGTACACCCCCGGCATCCACGACACCGGTCTTCCCGTGATGGAGCCCGAGGACATCATCCGAAACTTGATGCGGGCGCTGGAGCGGATGGAGAAGCGGCTCGACCGCGAGATAGCCGCTGCAAGCGACCTGCGCGAGAAGCTGATGGAGGCGGAGAAGCTGGTGGCGGATGGCACGCACGTGGTCAGCGAGCTCAAGGAGCGGCTGCTGTCGCGGGTCGTTGCGGATCTGGAGTGGAGGGGCGGGGACAAGGGGCTGCTGCTGGACGCGGACCGGTGGATGCAGGCGTGTGTGCCCACGGTGGTGCGTGTGACCATGGCCGAGGAGTTCGGGTTATGACCGCGCATCCCCAAAACACAGCCCAAAAACATCCCAAAAGCACCGAGTTTACTCTGTTGGGTGCGTTTGAGGACGAGGGGGTAATACAGCAGTCAAACAACCGCAGGACGCACACGCCAGCGCCAGCGCACGCAGAACATTCGCTGAGTGCAGGCGTCGCCCAAGTCGACGCACTCATCAGACTGCTACAGGCAAGAAAAGCAGGGAGCACAGCGGCGCAAGCCGCTGCCATCAGCAGCGCCATCAGCAGGCTCAGGAGAACTCTGTTGCCAGAGAACGCCATCGTGCGGTAAAGGTATCAATCTTCCGGCGTGCTGCTTGTACAGCAATGAACTAAACCTGAATCACGTTCAGAGCGGGTGAAACGAGAACAAGAACGAAACAGCACGCCAGAAGCCCCGTCCCGCCGAGTGGCGGGTTCGGGGTTGATTTTCCGCGAACGCACTGCGGGGCCAGTCCGGCTGCGAAACGGCGTGACAGGCCGGAGAGACGGCCACCAAAAAACCGGATCAACGTTCCAGTTTCAAAAAGGCTGACGGGATTTTCAGATTCGTGAAAAGTTTTCCCAATCCCAGAAAATCGGAAAACCGTTTCACCCACAAAACAGGACGTAAATCCGTTTGTCCGGTTGCGCAGCCCAGGCAGCTCCCGCGCAGCGGACACGCGAAGCGTGCTTCCAGGCGCCAGATCCGAATCCAGCCAGAAAACCGGATTAACGATCCAAATCCAAAACGGTTGGCAGGATTTTCGATTTCGTGAAAAGTTTTTGGAGAGGGAGGAAACCGGAAAACGGTTTCAGGTGGAAAATCAGGGTTTCAGAGGGGTTCAGGTGTGGAAAGGCGCACTAAGTTGAGTTTGATTAGGTTGGATTTAAGGGTGAAAAGGTGAACGCGTACAGAGGAGCGGGGAGAAACATAGGCCTAGAGCGAGCGGAAAGGGGCCTAGAGCGAGAGGAAGGAAGCGGGGAAGGTAGGTACAGCGGACAAGGGGTGAGAAGGGCGGGAAGGGGCGAGAGGGAAGCGGGACGGGAGAGGACACGAAAAAGGCCGCATCCAGTGAAGGACGCGGCCATAGGATAGGGAGAGGAGTGGGTGTCAGTGTCGGTACAGCCTGCCGTCAGAGCCGACGCGCCAAGCGTCAACGGGGGGAGGGGGAGCGGTCCGTACCTTGCAAGGTACAAGAAACGCTTTATCGGCTGCAGTCTGCGCAGACTCTAGGGTTGGCGCTTGTATCGTACCAAGGTACGCGCCGGTTGGCGTGTTGACGTATAGGTGGAAAGTTTGCATGGGTGCGTAATTTTAAAGGCCCAAATCGCGCACAATCCGCTTCAGCGCTGTGTCTAGGTGAGTGTCATTCGCGTAACGATAAATGTCTTCCAACGCTATATTTTCGGCACCGCTTCTTCTCGCAAACGTGAACAAGTCCCAGCGGAAGCGCCTTTCTGGGTCTTTTCCGAGTTTTAGCGCTTTATACGCGAGCACTTGCTCGCGGTTGAATGAGCCGATGATGCTTTTTAGTACGGTGTAGTGTTCGGGCGTTATTTTCATTTCTTTGTTTCGGTTTGGGTTTGGGTTTGGGTGCGCGTTAAACCTAGGCGAGTACCGCTTCGAGGTGCTCTAGCAAGTAGTTCTCAACAAGCGTGAGCGCCTTGCGCACTTGCTCGCGTTCAGCAACAGCTTCTCGCCATTGCTCGTCGCTATAGTCTCGTGCGTTGAACTCGATTTCACGCATGGAATCCTTCAGCGCTTCCAACGCGATGTGCGCGTTGCTGAGTTGTTCCGCGAGTCTGTCGGTTGGAGTACCGAAAACTTTACTGTAGTGGGGAGTTGTGACTTTCATTTGTTTTGGTAGTTAAAGGGTTCTGTTTTAGTGATTTCGGTTGAAGAAGAATCCGTTTTCTTCGACGAAGTCGAAGCGTAGAGTGCTATTCCAAACCGCTTGCCAGTCGATGCAAGCGCCCAAGAATGAGGGGATTGCGTTCATGTCGTAGTTTTCCGAAACATACTCTTCGGCGAAGTCTTCGGTTGAGTTAAACTGCCCGGCGCAAGCTTCTTGCGCGTGACTGAGTGAGGATTCATCGAACGAGTAACCAAAGCATTCCGCAAACGCTTCCCAAATAGCTTGTTCCGCATCATTGCAGTCAATCCAGTCCCAAAGGGCTGGAGACAAATAGCTTTCGCCATAAAAGGCGCGAGGGAAGCCTTCGAAATCCTGAAACATCAGCTCGGGGTCGGATTCGTCTTTGTGTAGTTCGAGACAAGCGTCCCTAAAGGTTTCAGCATCATGACCTTCAAGCTTTATCCACGCTCCTTTTATGGATCCGGAGTTATATTTGGCGTAGGTGCCAACGTACACGGCGGGAGACACTTCGGTGTAGTTTTGTGTTTTCATGTTTGTTTGGTTTGGTTTGGTTTGGTTTTACTGACTCAGGTAAAGGGGTTTAGGAAAGGAGTGAACGCCAGAGGAGAACGGTGCTCCATAGAAAAAGGAGCATGACGCAGAGGGCTTCGGGGAGAGAGAGGGTGAGTTGGGAGAGGGCGAGGGTGTCGACGGCGACGAGGGTGAGGAAGCCGATGGATAAGAGGTTGTGTTTCATGAGTTTGTGGGGTTTTCGTCTCGCTTGCAACGTGCAAGCTTGGTGCAATGTTGGTGCAACATGCGGGGGATTGCAATGAGAAAATGCGCAAAAAATGCGCGCAGAGAGAAAAGAGTGTCTCGCTTCACTGCCTCTATGGTCTGTAGTGGATTGGTTCGATGGCTCTAGGTTTCAAGACAGGCGGAAGGCAGGCGGGAACGCCAAACAAGGCATCATTGACGCTGAAGGAAGCGATCCTCGCTTCTTTCGAACGCCTGGGGGGCGCTTCGTACCTGGAGGAAGTAGGAAGGCGTGAACCGCGTACCTACTGCGCACTATTGGCAAGGGTTCTACCTCGAAACGCTACGCCTGACGCAACGGCTGCGACTGTCGCAACGCTATCAGACGCTGAGATTCGGCAAAGGGTCGCTGGTATGTTGCGGGAAGGGTTGTCTCCCGCTGGCATTGAAACAGGGGAAGTAGTTGACGCTGTGGAGGTTGGAGAGAAAAGTGGTACTTGAAGTTCAAGTATACATGACTGCGATTGTAAAGACTAATGACTTAAATCATAGTGATTACATGCAATCAAAACGCGTTTAGTGTCAGTCTTTAAGGGTTCCAGCACTAGTTTGCATGTTGACTTATAAACAAATCACGAATCCAAACATACCTAAAACCCCCTGAACCCGTCCGGAACTTACAGCGGAGACGGCGGCGTCTCCGTGAATGTCGCTATTAGACCGTGAAAGAACTCAGTCCAGAAGAGAAAGCAGAACTGGTCATGTGCCTCGAGGAACTCCAGAGGCGCAAGCGTGAGCGCCGTTTGCTCGGTTACTACCCAGACACCGGACCCCTCAGGCGGGAGCTCTACAAGAAGCACCTAGCCTTCTTCGAGGCGGGGGCGAAGTACAAGGAGCGTCTGATGATGGCAGCCAACCGCGTCGGCAAGACGGAAGGCATCGGCGGCTTCGAGATGGCGGTACACTTGACGGGCCGGTACCCCTCATGGTGGACGGGCCGCCGGTTCGACCGGCCTATCTCGGCGTGGGCGGCGGGGGACACCGGTAAGACCTCACGGGACATCTTGCAGACGAAGCTTCTGGGACCGGCTGGGAGCCACGGCACGGGCCTCATCCCGAAGGAAGACATCCTGCGGGTGTCAGCCAAGGCCGGTATTGCAGACGCGGTGGAAATCATCGTGGTCCGGCACGCGTCAGGGGGCGAGTCGCGGTTAACGCTCAAGAGCTACGACCAGCGTCGCGAGAGCTTCCAAGGAACGGAGCAGGACATCATCTGGCTGGACGAGGAGCCACCGCTGGACATCTACACGGAGTCGTTGCTGAGGACGATGACGAACGACGGTATGGTGATGCTGACGTTCACGCCGCTCTTGGGGATGAGCGAGACGGTGATGGCGTTCTTGAGAGACGGGGAGGTGTGCGAGCGGGCGGAGGGGACGAAGTTCGTTGGGATGGCGACGTGGGACGACGTACCGCACTTGAGCCAAAAGCAGAAGGAGGATTTGTGGTCGAGCATACCGCCTTTCCAGAGGGACGCACGGTCGAAGGGCGTGCCGCAGTTGGGGGCAGGGGCGATATATCCGGTACCGGAGAGCGAGCTTGTGGTGCCTGACTTCGAGGTACCGGTGCATTGGCCGAGGGTGTTTGGGATGGATGTGGGGTGGAACAAGACAGCGGCGGTGTTTGGGGCGTTGGACCAGCAGAGTGACACGTTGTACCTGTACTCGGAGCATTATCGCGGTCAGGCGGAGCCGGCGATTCACGCGGAGGCGATAAACGCGAGGGGGCGTGGGATACCTGGGGTGATTGACCCTGCCTCCCGTGGCAGAACGCAGGTAGACGGGCAGCAGTTGTTTGTGAGGTACCGGCAGATGGGGTTGGACTTGACGGTGGCGAACAACGCGGTGGAGACGGGGATATACGACGTGTGGCAGCGGATGTCGACGGGGCGGCTGAAGGTGTTTAAGAGCATGACGAACTGGGTGGCGGAGTTCCGGTTGTACCGGCGGGACGACAAGGGCAGGGTTGTGAAGGAGAACGACCACTTGATGGATGCGACGCGGTACTTGGTGGTGAGCGGGCTGAACCGAGCGGCGTTAAGCCTGAAGAAGCGGATGCAGAAGCTCATTGACGTGGTACCGGTGATGAACTTCTTCTCGAGGAAGTAGCAAGCTCCACGACTGCCCCAGCCAAGCCCCCAGCCCCCACAACTCCCAAGCCCCCAAGCCCCCAATCCCCTTACAACCCCTGCCCAGCCCCATTGACACAAGCCCTTAAACCCGCATGATGATGAGCATGAAGAACGATCCGGTTAAGGTCCACGCGGACGCGCTTGCGGAGTTTGACCGCATACAAGAGGTACTCAGGAACGAGCGTTTGCAGTGCCTGCAAGACCGCCGGTTTTGTTCGATCCCAGGGGCTCAGTGGGAGGGGCCGCTTTCTGAGCAGTACGAGAACCGGCCTCGGTTCGAGGTGAACAAGACGCAGTTGGCGGTAATGCGGATTATCAACGACTACCGCTCAAACCGCATCACGGTGGAGTACGTCCCCAAGGAGAAAGAGTACGAGTCACTGGCAGAGACGTGCAACGGTCTATTTCGGGCAACGGAAGTGGACTCGAGTGCGGAAGAGGCGTACGACAACGCCTTTGAAGAGGCGGTGACCGGTGGGTTTGGGGCGTTGCGGCTGCGCAACGAGTACGAGGACGAGTACAGTGGTGAGAGCGACGAGCAGCGCATCTGCATTGAGCCGATTTACGACGCGGACTCCTCGGTGTACTTTGACTTGAACGCGAAGCGCCAGGACAAAGCAGACGCGAAGCGGTGCTTTGTGATTACGGCATTAACCCGTGAGGACTACGAAGCGGAGTGGGGGGACGACCCAACGACGTGGCCGAAAGAGATTACGCGCACCCAGTTCGACTGGCAGACGCCGGACGTGGTGTATGTGGCGGAGTACTACCGCGTGGAGGAGACGACGGACTACATGGTGACGTTTGAGGGGCTTACGGGGGATGAGGAAAAGGAGCTTTTGTCGGTGCTCAAGGAAGGCAAGATGGAGGAGATGGAGGCGCTTGGGTACAAGGAAGTTAAGCGCAAGAAGATTAAGCAGAAGAAGGTGCACAAGTGGATTATGTCTGGGGGCAAGATCCTTGAGGACTGCGGGTACATTGCGGGGCGGTGCATCCCGATTGTGCCGGTGTACGGGAAGCGGTGGTTTGTGGACAACGTGGAGCGGTGCATGGGGCACGTTCGGCTGGCGAAAGATATGCAGCGCCTAAAAAATATGCAGCTCTCTAAGCTCGCAGAGATTTCGGCGCTCTCGTCCATGGAGAAGCCCATCTTCATGCCTGAACAGGTAGCGGGGCATCAGGTGATGTGGGCGGAAGATAACCTCAAGAACTACCCGTACCTGCTGGTGAACGGGATTACGGACGCGCAAGGCGCGGTGCAACCGGCACCTCCCTTGGCGTACACGAAATCCCCTCAGATTCCGCCGGCGATGGGGGCTCTTTTGCAGGTAACAGACGTCGACATGCAGCAGCTCCTTGGGAGCCAAGGCAACGGGGACAAGATGGTGTCCCACGTTACGAGTAAAGCTGTGGACTTGGTGATGCAGCGGCTCGATATGCAGAGCTACATCTACGTGTCCAACATGGCCAAGGCCATTAAGCGCGTGGGCGAGATTTGGCTGTCCATGGCCAAAGACGTGTTCGTGGAAGATAAGCGCAAGATGAAGGTGGTGACGTCCAACGGCGAACAGGACGAGATTGAGCTCATGACACCGGTGATTAACCCTGAGAGCGGTGAGCTTGAGTACGACAACGACCTGTCTGAAGCCGAGTTTGACGTGGCGGTGGACGTGGGACCCTCTTCGACAACGAAGCGGCAAGCGACGGTGCAGGCGCTGCTCTCGATGATGGCGGTGACGCAAGACCCTGAGACGATGAACGTGCTCTCGTCCATGGCGATGATGAACATGGAAGGCGAAGGGCTTGGGGACGTGCGGAGCTACTTCCGCAAGAAGCTGCTGAAGATGGGGGCGGTTAAACCCACCGAGCAAGAGGCCCAGGAGCTCCTTGCCGAGGCCCAGAACGCCCAACCGGACGCACAGGCGCAGTACTTCGCAGCAGAGGCGCAAAGGGCAAATGCGCTCGCTACAAAGGCACAGGCCGACACGGTGCTCACGCTGGCAAGGGCCGAGGAGACGCGTGCGAAGACCGAGGAAACGATTGCAAAGGCTGGTCAGATTGATCAGGACAAGGCGATGAAGCTGGCGGACCGCATCGAGAACGATGTGCAGAAGCTGGTAGCGCCGGTGCAAACATTTTAGTGGACAGACCCACTAATTGAGAAAAAATGGAGAACAACAACACGGCAGTAGATGCTGAAGTTGTCTTGGAAGATGAGGAAGCTCCCGTAGCGGAGGCTGTGGCTGAGGAGACCGGTGCGCCGGTGGCCTCGGAGCCAGCCAAAGACGGGGAAGCGACCGCTTCTGAAGAGATTGACGTCAGCATCGGGGATTCGCCAACCCAGAAAGAGGACGCAGAGAAAGCACCGGAATGGGTGCGTGAAGTGCGTAAAACCAATCGGGAACTGCACCGTAAGAATCGGGAGCTAGAAGAGAAGCTGAAGGCAATATCGGCAACTGAGAACAATCCGGTTGACCCTGGGCCGAAGCCGACACTTGAAGGCGCTGATTACGACACGGAGAAGTACGAGGCCAAGCTGGCAGAGTGGTTTGACCGGAAACGGAAAGCTACTGAACTCCAAGCCAAGGCCGAGGAAGAGCAGCAAGCCCAACAAGCAGAGTGGCACAAGAAGCTCGAGAACTACGCGAAGTCCAAGACTGAGTTGAAGGTTCGAGACTACGAAGATGCCGAATCTGCGGTGCAAGAGGTGTTGAACACGACTCAACAAGGGATCCTGTTGCAGGGTTCAGACAACTCGGCATTGCTGGTGTACGCGCTGGGTAAAAACCCCAAGAAAGCGAAAGAACTCTCTGAGATAAAAGACCCAGTGAGATTCGCGTTCGCGGTGGCAAAACTCGAAACACAACTCAAGGTGACAAAGAAAACTGCTCCTCCTCCAGAGAAGACCCCACCGTCCGGCGGGGCTAGGTCAACCGGTGGTTCCGACGAAGTGTTGGACAACCTACGCGCAAAGGCTGAGCGCACCGGTGACTACACGCAAGTAATCGCCTACAAACGTCAATTGCAGTCAAAAAAGTAACCTATGGCTAACTCGTTCAATAAAGAAGAGCGCGTAGCGTTTGAGAACCTCCTTGAGGGGTTCAATGACGCTCTTGTGCTGTCACGTAACGTCTCGATCTACAACACGGATCAGACGATGATGGAGCGCACCAACAACGTCATCTGGCGCCCACAGCCCTACATTGCGACCTCGTTGTCGAATGCAGGGGTTGGGACGGACATCACCAGCGTTGGCGGCTACGCCTCCTACACCCAGCTGGCAGTTCCCGCCAGCATCAACCAGACGCGCACGGTCGCTTTCGAGCTCAACGCTCAAGAGCTTCGTGACGCTCTGCAAGAGCAACGCCTTGGCAACTCCGCCAAGCAGAAACTCGCTTCTGACATCAACGTGTCGGTGCTGAACATCGCGGCCAATCAGGGCACGCTGGTGGTTAAGCGCACGAGCGCGGCAGGTGCTTCGAGCGGTTTCGATGACGTCGCCCAGTGCGAGGCCATCTTCAACGAGCAAGGCATCATGGATGGCGACCGCTACCTCGCGCTCAACACGCGGGACTACAACGGTCTTGCCAACGACCTCGCCAAGGCTTCGCGCTCCTTCGGGAACCAGAAGTCCGACAAGGCGTATGAGCGTGCGTATGTTGGCATGGTAGCGTCCTTCGACATCTACAAGCTGGACTACGCGGTTCGTTTGGGTGCTGGGCTTGCTACAGCGACCATCAACACGACGGACGCTGGCGCGAACTACTACATCCCCAAAGCCATCTCGACCTCGCCAACAACGGCAGAGCGTCTCAACGTGGACAACCGCTTCCAGTCCTTGACTGTGGCAGTTTCCGCTGGGGCTTTGGCCGCAGGCGACGCGTTCACGATCGCTGGCATCAACGCAGTGCACCACATCACCAAAGGCGACACCGGTCAGCTTAAGACCTTCCGTGTCATCTCGGCGAGTGCGCCTGCTGCTGGTAACCAAGCAATCGTCATCAGCCCGCCGCTCATCACGAACCAAGTTGCTAACGCCGCTTCCGCGCAGAACCAAAACTGCGTTGCGAACACGAAGGCAACCAACGCGTCAATCACGCTCCTGAACACGGCAGCAGCTCCTGTGAACTGCTTCTGGCACAAGGACGCGATTGAAATCCTCCCCGGTCGCTACTCGCTGCCCGACAACGCTGGCGTTGCGGTCATGCGCGGCTCGACCGACCAAGGGTTGGAACTCGTTATGACGAAGCGTTTCGACCAGAACACCCTCACGACCAAGTATCGTGTGGATACGTTCTACGGGGTTGTGAACAAGCAACCCGAAATGAGTGGAATCATCCTGTTCAATCAGGTATAGTTCCCGCTAACGGGGGGTGGCCCTTCGGGGCCATCCCCTTAACTTTACTGAAACCAAAGACTTATGCCGCTCAAGAAGGGTTATTCGCAGAAGACAATCTCCTCCAACATCAGCAAGGAGATGAAGTCCGGTAAGCCGCAGAAGCAAGCGGTGGCAATCGCGCTCTCGACTGTCCGCAAAGCCAAGCAAGCAGCTGGAAAACCCGTCGGCAAACTCAAGAAGTAATGGAATTTCCAAGCATGGTGTACCGCTCACCAGGGCGGAATCAGGCAAGAGGTGGGACGTACGACTATTGTGGCGTCGAATCCCAAGAGGAACTCGATGAAGCCATCCAATACGGCTGGCACACCTCGGTTGAAGCAGCGGTAGACGCTTGCAATGCCGCTTTGGAGGCCGCTGAGAGGCTCAAGAACGAGCCGAAGGTCAAGATTGTGGTGACTGAGCCAAAAGTTGAGGCTGTGGCCGCTCCTGAGGCTCCTGAGCTTGTTTCTGAGGACGAAGAAGAAGACGAGAAACCGCGCCGCAGGCGCAAATGACGCATGGGATACACTAAACGCCAGTTTGTTGAGGCCGCTTTTGAGGAACTTGGACTGGCGTCTTACGTGTTTGACCTAACGCCTGAAGAGCTTCAGTCGGCGGTTCGCCGGTTGGATGCCATGGTAGCGCAGTGGTACGCGAAAGCCATCCAGATTGGCTATCCACTGACCAACTCGCCCGAGAACGCGGACTTGGACACCGAGACGAACGTGCCGATTACCGCGAACGAAGCCATCATCTTGAATCTGGCGATGCGGATTGCTCCGCAGTACGGCAAAGCGCCGTCTGTGGACACCAAGTTGGGGGCGATTTCGGGCTACCAGACGCTCCTTATGCAGAGCGCGAATGTCCTGCAACAACAGTACCCTTCTACGATGCCCGCGGGAGCTGGCAACAAAGACGTGGATTGGCCGTTCCTGCCGGTGCCATCCATCGCTCCCATCGAGCAGGAACCAAACGGTCAACTTCAGTTCCGCTAACATGGCTATTCAAAATCTCGATAACGTCGACAGCATCAGCCCCTCGACGTTGTTTGCTGTCAACCAGAACGGGCTCGATTATAACTGCACCGCAGCGGTGGTGGCTGACTTCATTGAGCAGAACGTCACGGTCAACGATGGCAAAGTCATCCAGTACTCCTCGCCGATTAGCGGCTCGACGGTCGCCATCAGCGGCACGAACAACAGCGTGTGGTTGGTGCTTACCCCCATTAGCACAGTGGCCTCGCTGACGATCCAGCTCCCGCAGGTCTCGGGCTGCGTGGCAAACCAAGAGATTCTCGTCAACACCACCCAGACAATCACCGCTTTGACGGTGAACCTGAATGGGGCGGTCGGAGGCGGCGTTCCGACGACTCTCGCGGCAAACGGCTTCTTCACACTCCGGTTCGAGCCGGTCATCCAAAAATGGTATCGCGTAGGCTAATATGACACTCCCATTCAATCCCTCTTACGGTAGCGGACAAACCCAGTCAGCAACTGGAACCTCCGCCCAGTACAGCATCCGCTCTGGCACCCGCAGCATTTGCGTGACCAACACCGGTGCAACCAATCCGGTGTTTGTCCGCATCGGGCAGGGCACGATTACCGCAACGACCGCTGACTACATCGTCATGCCGAGCAGCCAAGTGTCCCTTGGCAAGTTCGAGGACGATAACGTCATTGCAATCATCTCGCCTTCTGGAACGACGGTTAACTTCATCTGCGGCGCTGGCCTGTGATTCGTTACCTCTCAAGACGACGCTCGAAGACGCCTGCGGGGCCCACGGTGACCCCTCCAGGGCCGCCTCCCGCCGCGTCGTTCTACCTGCGCCCTGGTGGCGAAACGAACTACTATCGCCGACCAGGCGGCGTTGACCGGTACCTCAGACCCTAAAGTATATGCCTGACATTACAGTATCCTCTGACATCGACTCCTTCATGCAGTCTGCCAATCGGCAGGCCGCGATGGATAACCTCGCCGGCGCAACTACCTCCGGTCAGTACCTTCGCGGGAACGGATCGGACGTTGTTATGTCGGCAATCCAAGCCGCTGACGTCCCAACGCTCAACCAGAACACCACCGGCACAGCGGCTGGCCTCAGCGCAACGCTGGCTGAGACGTCTGGTGGCACGGGGAAGACCAGCTACACGAACGGCCAGCTTCTCATCGGCAACGCCGCAGGTGGCCTCACCAAGGCTACGCTGACGGCTGGCTCGAACGTGACTATCACGAACGGGGATGGCGCGGTGACGATTGCGGCCACCGGCGGTAGCGCAACGCCGACGGATGTGCAGGTGTTCACCTCCAGCGGGACGTGGACGAAGCCGGCAGGGGCTGTCTACGTCGATGTGGTTGTGATTGCAGGCGGCGGCGGAGGTGGCGCTGGAAGAAAAGGCGGCACCACAGCAACAGCCCCAGGTGGAGGCGGCGGCGCAGGCGGGTCTTATTCTGCGAGGGGCTTTCAGGCATCCCTTCTTGGGGCTACGGAAACTGTCACAGTTGGCGCAGGCGGTACTGGAGGGGCTGCTGTAACCGGAACAAACGTCAACGGAACGGCTGGATCCGCTGGAGGAGCATCTTCGTTTGGAACGCTCGTTCAAGTGTCCGGAGGAGGAGGCGCAGGTGCCACGACAACAGCAAGCGGTCCTGCTGGTTCGGCGGCATCGGCTAGGGCAATGTTCCAAGGAACATCGGGTTCAAACGGAGGAACTGGAGCAGGTCCTTCTACAACAAGTGCACTTGTCGGAGCAGGAGGCGCAGGCGCAGGCGGAGGTCTTCCTGCTTCAGCTACGGTTGGATTTGCAGGCGGAAATGGTGGAACGTCGTTATCCACATGGTTTACCGGAGGTTTAGGCAGCGGAGGCGCCATTTCCTCAAACGGAGGTTCCGCTCCGAATGTAGCGGCAAACCTTCCATTGTGTTCTGGTGGAGGTGGGGGAGGCGGATCTAGCTTCACGGGCAACGGAGGTGACGGCGGAAACGGTGGCCTCTACGGTGGCGGAGGGGGCGGAGGTGGAGCTGCTCTTGATGGAGTGACCTTCTCAGGCAAAGGCGGGGACGGATCGCAGGGCATCGTTGTTGTAACAACCTACTTCTAAACAATGAGATACGCAATCGTTGACGACGCGAGCAAGGTCGTTTTGAACATCATCATCTGGGATGGCATAAGCCCGTACACGCCGCCGACCGGCACGACGCTTGTGAACGTCGATGGTATCCAATGCGACATCGGTTGGATTCAACAGCCAGACGGCAGCTTCGCCCCTCCTCCTGAAGAGTCCAATGGCTAAGAAGCAAGTCAACCTCTCGGTCTCTCGCGGCGAGAAGCTCCCAGTGTCCCAAGGCGCTGGGCTCACCGCGAAAGGCCGTGCAAAGTACAACCGCGCCACAGGCTCGAATCTGAAGGCGCCTGCACCCAACCCCAAGACGAAGGCAGACGAGGGCCGAAAGGCGTCGTTCTGTGCGCGTATGAGCGGGATGCCTGGGCCCATGAAAGACGAGAAAGGTCGCCCCACCCGCAAAGCTGCTTCACTCAAACGCTGGAACTGCAAATGAAAAAAGGACTCTACGCCAACATCCACGCAAAACGCGAACGCATCGAAGCCGGTAGCAAGGAGAAGATGCGCAAGCCAGGCTCCAAGGGCGCCCCGACCGCTGCTGCGTTTAAGGCTTCTGCCAAGACCGCCAAGAAGAAGTAATGCAAGTCCCACTGCTCAGCGGTATCTACACGGACGGAGCCGGCGACTTTCGCCGCAGCTACCCGCGCAACTTGGTGCCCGTCGTTCAGTCATCCGGCTTGAGCGAAGGCTACCTGAGACCAGCTGACGGGATTAAGCAGTTCGCGGTAGGCCCCGGGCTCGACCGTGGCGGTATTGAGTGGAACAACGTGCTCTACCGCGTGATGGGCACGAAGCTCGTCTCGGTGAGCTCGCTTGGGAACGTGGTGGTGCTCGCGGACGTGGGCGGCACCGGCCAAGTGACCCTTGACTACTCGGAGACGCTGCTGGCAATTCTCTCCAGCGGCGTGCTGTACTACTGGGATGGCTCTGCGCTCACCAGCCTCACGCCTGACCCTGCCATGGGGCCAATCACGGACTTCTGCTGGGTGGATGGGTACTTCTTTCTGACGGACGGGTTCTTTATCGCTACGACGGACTTGAACAATCCGACCGTCGTTCAGGCCAAGGCGACATCCGAAGCGGATCCAGACCCCATCATCTCGATTCAGAAGTTTCGGAATGAGGTCTATGCGATTAACCGACATACCATTGAGCTCTTCAACAACGTCGGTGGCACTGTTGAATCATTCCCGTTCGCTCGCATCGAAGGAGCCCAGATTCAACGGGGTGGAATCGGAACGTACTCCTGCTGCGTATATCTGGATTCTGTGGCTTTCGTCGGAGGCGGACGCAACGAGGCGCCATCGGTATGGTTGGCGTCCGGAGCCAACACCGTCAAAATCGCTACACGGGAGATTGACCAGATTCTGGCAACTTACTCTGAAGCTGCTCTGGCTTCGACTATCTGTGAAACACGTCTGTACAACGGACTTAACCACCTCTACATCCACCTTCCGGACCACACGCTAGTCTACGACGGCGCGATCTCGCAGGTCGCCGGCCAAGCCATCTGGTTCACGCTGGCTGACGGTCTCTACGGAAACAGCAGCTACCGCGCACGCAACTTTGTGTACGCTTACGACAAGTGGGTTTGCGGGGACACCTCAGCACCCAATCTCGGTTACGCGGTTCAAGACATCTCCTCGCTCTGGGGCGAGCGCATCGGTTGGCAGTTCGAGACACAAATCTTCTACAACGAAGGCAAGGGCGCCATCTTCCACGAACTGGAGCTCGTTGCCCTGCCTGGGCGCGTGGCCATTGGCATAAACCCGACCATATTCGCGAGTTACTCGACCGATGGCGTCACCTACTCGCAACAGCGCGGTATCCTCGCCGGTAAGACTGGAGACCGCAACAAGCGCCTAACGTGGATGCGCAACGGTCGCATGGGAGACTGGAGAACGTATCGCTTTCGCGGGACGAGCGACGCGCACTTGTCAATGGCCCGCTTGGAGGCGCGGCTTGAGCCGCTTGTGTGGTAAATGGCCAACTCCATCAAGCCCAACAGGAATGACCTTGCCAAGTTCTTGCCTGACCAGCGCCTCATCCGCGCCTTCGAGCAACTCTTCGAGTACGTTCCAGCTGGCATCGACGCCAACACCATTGACTCGTATAACTCTCAGACGTCTGCACAGCAGGCGCTTGACACGGTTGAAGCCCTTCGCAGCGTCATCGAACTTGCTTCTACAGCGCCTGCTCAGCAGGCTAACCAGATTGCTGAACTGGCCCAGCAGGTAGCCTTGCTCTCGCAGGCTCCACCGGCTGAGCAGAAGAAGCTGCCCAGATACGGCACGTTCTACGACACCACAACGCAGGCCGCAGCGGCCATAAACACGGCATACGGCGTCACGTTCGACTCAACTGACCTCAGCTTCGGAGTGAGCATTGGAACGCCTGCAAGCCGCATTTACGTTGATTCTGAGGGGGTGTACAACTTCCAGTTCTCGCTGCAACTGGACAAGACTGCTGGGGGCGTTGGCTTGTTCTACCTGTGGGCGCGAATCAACGGCGTTGACCAAGCCAACTCGGCCACCCAGATACGAATCCAAGGCAACAACGCAGAAAGTGTTGCAGCATGGAACTTCGTGTATAAGATGGCTGCGGGAGATTATTTTGAGCTCATGTGGTCCGTGGACACCGTGGACATCGAGATCAAAGCTTTTACCGCAGCCCCACCGGTGCCTGACATTCCGTCGGTCATTTTAAGCGTCACCAACAACATCTCCTGACATGGCTGTAACCGTCAAAAACATCATCCCGCCCAAGCAGGCTGAGGCTGTCGCGACATCCCAGTATCAAGCGGTGAACTGCAAGTGCATCATCGACAAGTTCACGGTGACCAACACGGCGGCTGCGAACGTGTCCATCTCAGTGAACCTGATTACGCCATCGGGTTCTGTTGCTGCCAGCAACCGCATCTTGTCCTCAAAGGTCGTCGTACCGAATGAGACCTACACCTGCCCAGAGCTTGTCGGGCAGGTTCTTGAGTCCGGTGGAATCATCTCAACGACCGCCAGCGCAGCGACCTCGCTTACTATCATGGCTTCTGGGAGGGAAGTGACCTAGAGATGGAGTTTCAGCGTGAAATCTTTACCGAGCAACTTGGCAATGAAGCAGAAGAACTCATTGGGATTCATCACGCGGAAGTTTCTGGCGAAATTGCAGATCTTCCTGCAAGGGTTCCATACGATAAGTATGGGGCTTTCGAGCAACTTGGACTGCTCCGTGTTTTCACTGCGCGACATGAGTCAAGGTTGGTTGGATACAACGTATTCGCGTTCGTCGAACATCATCAACACGGTGTCAACTTTGCGTCCCACGACACCTTGTTTCTTCACAAGGACTTCAGAAAAGGAACAACGGGCATCAAGTTTCTTAAGTGGTGTGACGAACAGCTTAAGAACGATGGTGCGCTTTTTGTTACACAACACTCATCGGCATCCCTTAATCTTGAGAAGCTTCTTCTAAGGATGGGATATAAACTTGCAGAGAAGATTTACCTTAAACGATTTTAATTTATGGGAATTGAAACCGCAATTCTAGGTGCTGCCGTATTAGGCGCTGGAGCATCTGTGTATTCCGGAAACAAAGCATCATCCGCTGCAAAGAAGGCATCTGCTGCTCAGCGAAAAGGACAGGATGCTGCTATTGCAGAACAAGGTCGTCAGTTTGATGTGATGCGCGAAATACTCGCGCCATACATTACCGCAGGGCGTCCAGATTTGACGCAGCCGTACATTGGAGCAGGCCCAGGGGCTATTCAACAAATGCAGCGCCTTGCCGGTCTTGGTGGAGAACAGGCGCGTCAACAGGCGCTTCTTCAGGCGAGGCAAACGCCACAGTTCACGCAGCTTTCTCAGATTACGAAGTCGAATATTGATGAGTACATTCGCAACAGGGATCAAGAACTTGCTCTCTTACAGGAGTCTGCGGCGTACAAAAAGCCGACTATTGCAGAGGGCCAAAAAGGGAAAGCCGCTAAAACCGCCATCAAACAGGCACAAGAAGACCTTATTGCTCAATTCCAACTTGCTACAGATAAGGGCATTCGCGACCTAGAGTCTCAAGGCTTCCAGCAGCAGCAGGCGATTCTGAATCCAATCCTTCAGGACAAGCAGTACGAGCAAATGGGCATGGAGCAGCAGCGCCAAGCCATTCAGCAAATCGAGCAGGGACCACTGTTCCAAGAGCTCGCTCGACAAGGCGAGGCTGCTCTGCTTGCGAACGCTTCAGCTACCGGTAGACGAGGCGCCGAGGACACGCAGAGTGCGCTTGCACGGTATCGTCCACAGCTTCTGAACCAACTTATTGACCAGACCTACGCCCGTCTTGGCGGTCTTACCAATGTGGGTCAAACCGCTGCGCAGAACCTGCTAAACATTGGACAAGCATCAGCGGCAGGCGTTGGTGCTGGCGCTCTTCAATCAGGGAATGCAATGGCTAATCTGATGGTTGGACAGGCAGGTGCGCAGGCAGCCGGCATACAAGGAGCTGCCGCAGGGCAGGCTGCCGGTATAAGTGGATTTGGCAACGCAATCAGCGGCGGTCTTCAGAACTATGCGCTCCTGAACGCTCTTGGGACTGGTGGTGGCGGTTTAGGGTATGAATCGTTTGCTGGGTCTGGAGATTGGGCGGCAGGACAAGGGGCGCAGGCAGGATTTATGTCCACAAACGTGTAACATTATGGCCGAGTTCAACTACACCATCCCAATTCCTCAGCCAAACACCAATATGTTTGGTGGGAGCTTCATTCAAGGGCTGTCTGCGATTGAGCAAATCAAGTCTAACAGGGCGCAGCAAGAGTTGGCGCAAAGATTAGCTCCGCTTCAATACAAGCAGGCCGAACTTGGAGTTCGGCAGGCAGAAATGGGAGTTTCATCTGCTGAAGAAGACATGAGGCAAAAGTTGGTTGACAAGGAGATTGCTTCAGCCATTTCAAAAGGTGCTGACCCAGCAGAAATTGCCACACTGCTTCCGAATGCAAGCCCAGGGTTTGTTTCAAAGTTCCCTCAACTTGCTCAGGCCATTACTGCGACAAAGATTGGACCATTGCTTGAGCGAGGGGAGATACGTCCTGAAGACAAGAAAACGGTAAACGATGCGCTTGTTCTCTCGTATATGCTCAGTCCTCAAGAGGGCAATATGTTTCGCAGCGCGATTGCAGCAGTTCCAGATCCAGTTCGTTCCGAATTTGGAAAACAGATTTCAATGGTAACGACAGCGGGGCTTGGCGGTGACAATGCAACTGCAATCAATCGTCTTCAAA